GTAAGGTTTTCCCAATCAGTGATCTTAGGTTTAGGTACACCGTAGTCTATACCGTAGCCCTCTAGGCCATGCTTTGGTCGGTCGTGGTTAAGGTACCAAGACAAGGCTAGTGTGTCGATAAGACGGGCCTTTACCTTGACACCGAGAACCTTTTCCACCGCTGGGATGTCAAACCTAATGATGTTATGACCAACAAGGGTGTCAGTATTAGAGAAGAAGTCCTTCATGACATTGTAGTCATGTGTATGATGAACCTCGTTGTCGTCACCCATCCACGACAGAACATGAATCTTGGTACTGACTAAACCGTCTGTTTCAATGTCGAATACTGTCATACTATCTCCCGCAGAGTGAACGTATCGTAGTTAAACTTCATCTTACCCGCTGGACCTTCTTGGGAACATGGGCGGTTCTTTTCGACCTTGATGTAGGTCGTGTTCTTCTCTTCTACAGTATCCGCTTCCTTGTCTCTGTTAAGGTCAATGATAACAGAAGCCCGTTGACCAATCATCTTACAGTACTTAGGGTCGCCATTCTCATTGGTGTGAGCAATGGTAACAATACCTACGTTAAGATCAGCAGCCATCTTAGAGAGACGGACTGACAAGTCTGCAAGCTGTTGTTCCTTACTTTCGTCGGTGCTACCTGTGACGACATCTTGGATAGGTTCAAAGAACACAAACTTACAATCACAAGCCTGACTAAAGAACCTGATCTGGTCACACAATTCGTCTGCACCTTGACCATCTTGAAGGTAGAACTGGTACAGGTTGTTGTCTTTAGTCAAAGCCTCAATAGCACCAATAACTTGTTCTTCTGCACCCTTCTCGTCAATCAAGTCCCTGCGGGTCAAGTTGTCATTCAACTCATACGACACCAAACCAAGCAAGGAACGTAACTTTGTCTCTTCCAAGTGCCAAGTTGCAATAGGTACCCCTTTCTTCAGCATGTTGAACTCAAGGTAACGCATGATCTCAGTCTTACCAATACCAGTTGGTGCCTTGATGACAGTGAAGTGACCCTGCATAAGCCCCAAGATTTTAGCATCCAGTTCATTGATACCAGTCTCTACATACTGATAGTCTGGAGTGTCTCGGTAAAGAGCGATAAAATCCTCAGTAGTGTTTAGAACATTGTCAGGCGTGTACTTCTTAGCGTTCATCCAAGCATTCTTGAACTCAGACTTTGCACCAGCGACAAGAAAGTCATTAGCATCCTTATAGACACCGTGAGAAACCCGATATACCTTGTTAGGGAACATCTTTGCGATCTTGTCTGCGATAGCATTTCCAGCTTCATCGTTGTCAACAGACAGTACAATCTTCTGAAAACTCTCAAGATACTCTCTACAGTTCTCCCAGAGTGCTTTTGCTGGTGTGGCAGAAGGCAACGACACAACAGGGTTGATGAAGTTAGGGTTACTATCGTACAACATTTGATAGGCCGATAGCGCATCCAACTCACCCTCTGTGATGGTCAGTACCTTAGAACACCCTGCGGTGAACTTATCCATCCCAAACAACTCAGCTGTAGAGAAACCCCTTGTTGTGTTGAAACCTTTTTCTTTAAGGTTCCGCATCTTTTTTCCACCACTGGGGTATTCATAGACTTGGTACGACGCATCCTTAGTCGTCCGCACGTCATATTTCTCCATAGTGCGAATAGATACACCACGACAAGCAGCATAGTTGGGCTTTTCATCAGGGTTAATTTCCACTGCGGGAGTTTCTTCTGCAACCTGAAGAGCCTTTACTGTGGGGTATGCTTTAGGAACCCAAGGGAATACCTCCTTGTTGGAAGGGTAAGGTTGATCACAAGAGTGACATTTACCAAACCCTCGCGTATTGTAAGAGAATCCATCAGACGACCCGCAGTCTGGATAGGGACAGGGTTGGTGGACTATATTCTCATGTTCTTCCATAAGACCTCTTTCTTTATAGGCTAGACCTTAACCGTAGACTGGACTAAAGTGGGTACATAAGTATATACACACTTGAAATTTCCTTTTGGTACCAAGAAAATTACGGATTATTTAGACTGTTGCATTTCAGTCACTATACTTGACATCTTCTGCAAGAGTTTAGCTTCCCTCTTCTTAACAGCCTCTCTCACTACTCCCCAGAAGTCTGCACATTCCCTCTGGGTCATACCCTCTGTGTACCGCATGTACAATAGTAGCTGTTCATCTGATGTCAACTCTTCAGCAAGTCTCTTTTGTAACTTTGTGTGAAATTCCTTTTCCTCGTATATTTCCTCGGAGGAGGGGGCCACTGAGTGTGACTCCTTTGGTTCCACATATTCCCCCATGAGGGTCAGCCTAAGGTGTTCTACGGCACCGTCTGACCATGTGGAATCAACACTTGCTTCTAAGTCTCTTGCCAACTTCCTAGCGACATCTGATGCAGGTACAGTAACTGGAAGTGAGTCGATGTTCAGGTAGTCGTGCATACGTGTCCTAGCGACCCTGTAGAGCCTCACTGGTTGGGCTTTAGGCTCTTTAGTTAGGTGTTCGTATATGGCAAGAATACCCTCACTGATAAGGTCTTCATACTCGTTGTAGTTCTTGTAGCGACGGGCCAAGGAGCGACACATTTTGATAATCTCTTCAGTCTGCATTTGTATCTCCCACTAGTGCTTCCCAACTTACAGGAAACAACTTGCCCATCTCTTCTGAAATTTGATTGGCAACAATCTGGGACTCGTACTGAGTATCTGAGGCGCATCGTAGCTTACACATAGAAGCGAATGCATCTAGCGAACCACTCCAGTACCACTCGGTCATGGTTGCTTGTGGGAGGACCATACGGGCTTGCTCAGGGGCTACGTTCATCTTCAGTAATGCATCGTACAAAGCTAAAAGACTATCGTAGTCATCTTCAATAACATCCCAAGTGTTACCATATTCGTCGGCCTTATTTACTTGGCATTTGTTATTAGATATCAACATTGGCATATATTTTTCTATCTCAACGACACCATCACTGCCCTGCTTTTTATCCTCGCTACGTCCACGCCATACATCAGGCGTATAGAACTCAGGCTCTTCGTCCACATAGCGTCTGCTAATCTCATTCCAGCGTAGGAACTTATGCTTTACCAGTTGACGTGCCACAAACACTGGCGCTTTAACGTGGAAGGATGCGAAGGCATGACCGAAAGGTGACAGGTGTTTATGTTTGGCTAGGTACTGGATTAGCTTGGCGTCACGTTCAGCTAGGACATTAGGACCACCCACCCGTCCTTCCCAGTGACTCTTCTTGCCAAAGCTAACACGGGCTGCATTAACGACAGACAGGTCACTACCCATGTGGTCAATGTATGTTGCTTTAATCTCAGTCATTCTTAAAACTCCGGTACATACAGTTCCCCAGAGGCATCTAGGCTCTTGAGGTATTCCAGTTCTGTAAGCAGGTGTTGCATCTTCTCAGGTGCCATACCTTCCCACTCTAGGTCGTTAATCTCACGCTCTAACTCTCTGATCCTTGGTCTGATAGGGGTCAAGAGGTCAGACGCATATTTGTAGTCATACTTCATCTTTATCCTCCTTATGATTTGTAAGTCATTCCCATACATAGAAGTAGTGAATACCAATCTTAGCAACTGGTGTCAAGGTGTCCGCCCACCAAGGGTCTACATAATCTGCATGATAGTGTGTCGCTCCGTGTCCCAATACATCTCCGTTAAGAGCCTTACGAGCGATGTCTTCTGCTACTGCCCATGCCAGAGGGTCAGAGATAGTCTCAGGTTTTCCATCGCACCAGAAAGAGAACTGACAATCGTGATCTAGTGGACCCCAATCCTCTTTCATTACATCACAAGGTGTACCTGCAAAACGAGGGTCTTGCACACGGTTCATAACGACCTCTGCAACTGCTAGTTGTGCATCTGGACTTTCTCCACGAGACTCAAAATACACGGTCAGTGCGAGGCAGGTTGCTGCTGTTAAAATCATTGTTTATCTCACCCCTCCATAATACTAAGGACACTATCTAGACGGAAGCCACGCCATTTTCCAGCTAGTTCCCCTTGAGTTACTCTGACACTTACGGATACACCATTAGGTTCCTTCGTAGGGGCTTCCATCATACCAGTGATCTTACGCTGAGTGCCATCTTTCTTGGTAAAGACTACGGTGAACTCCTTGTCGTAGCCGATGTTGTTAAGCATGT